CATTGCCTGTCCTTCTGTCGGTACTCCGACCCTAGAACATAGATCAAGCCTTAGGTGGGATTTCCCCGAACACCTTTAAAAATGCGGCTTTTACAAAGATAACCGAGTCGGCAGCTTGTGGCGTTATCTCAATATGAAACCAGTCGCCACCCGGCGCACCGTGAATTGTTGGCTTGCTGTATTTCTTCCATGCTTGACGATCGCAACGCCAAGCACGACCATGCGGTGAAGGGAAATAGTCGAGTATGCACTCCACGCCAAGCGTGTTTGCGTTAGCAACTACAACGTCAATAAACGACATAGCGTTTAGGCGACCTGCTTTTGGGTGTCTTTCAGATTTGCGATATGACAAGTCAACAGCTCTGCCGGTGGCGTGAACCGACAATGAGCCAGGGTTGCCGCGCATGTCGCGCACACCCCAACTGCCGTTATTCCATAGCGCGCCGTTTGATGCTGCGATTGCTTGCTTAATCCATTCGTTCATGCCGGCACGTGGGCCAGCGGATGCGCCATCGCTGTTGCCTGTGTATGGCCTGACGTTCGGATTAGCTTTGGCTGTCGCCACGACCAAACGCCACATCTTTAGGGTTTACATAACGAATGGCCACAGGGATGAGCGCGGCGATTGCAGCTTTAACAAAGTCGGCTGGGTCGGCGTTGCCTGTTGAGTACACGGCAATTACGGCAGCAAGTACTGAACGACCGTATGACGCGAATAGGGCTTTGTCTTTAGCTTTCATCGTCTTTGTCCTTTGTTTTGTTTTTGAGTCCGTTGGATGCAAGTAATCCTATTAGACCGCCGGAGAGTGTCATGAGCATTGGGTTGAGGACTGAGAATGCTTCTGCGTCGTTTGGTGCTTGCTCGAGTGGCTGTGTCACGAATAGCAGGCCGTAGAGCAAGGTAAAGATTGAGCCAACGAAAGCGAGTGTCAGACCGATGCCAACAATCAAGATCAGTCGCGCTTTGATTTCATCGTTTGTGTATTTAGCCACAGCGACCCCCACCGATTTGCATGTCCGTGCTGAGTGTGACTGCCTTATTTTTGACACGCAAACAGTTCATGCGTTCACGGTCGGAGCATCCAGCACATCCCCACAAGACGACAGCGATCAACATGCCGTAGCCGATGAGGTAGCGCCATTTCATTACTCAACTGATTCTGGCGCGTTTACAAACTCGTTGAGTGTTGCATCATAAATCATTGTCGGGCCTGCATAGCGTCCACGGAAATTGTTATTGTAGGAAGTTTGCAACCATGTGCCTTCAACGCCAAGCGATGCAATGTATGCCTGTCCGATTGGTTCGCTGTCTGGGAATGGCAAATTGTCGCAATCGCTGTTAGCAATCACGATTACTTCTTGAACCACATTGTTATTTACACGCGCAAAATGTGCCATGTCATACCTTCCATCGAATGTAAATGATGCCCGAACCGCCGTTGCCAGATGCCGTGTTTCCACCACCTGCACCCGATGCGGTGTTCGCAGCTGCCGATGATGATGTGCCTGTTGAGCCGTCCGTGCCTACACTTGAACCGCCTGTGCCTTGCGTGACGCTTCCTGCACCGCCGCCACCAGCGCCCTTGTACAACGCAGAACCACCAATAAAAGCGCTCACGTCATAACCTGCGCCACCGTTACCGCCTGTCGTGCTGGAACCATTACTACCGACCGCAGTAGTTGAACCACCACCACCGCCGTTAGTTGTTGCCGTGCTGTTTCCGCCGGCATAACCTTGCGCGTTAGTCACACCAGTTGAAGTTGCTCCTGCAACGCTTCCAATAAGACCACCTAGCAAACCTTCGGACGCGCCGGTGCTGGTGTTGCATGTTGAATAAGAGCCGGCAGCGACACGGCCTGATGGCAATGAGCCGAATGTTGTTGCTGATCCGTATCGAGCAACTGAACTGTAAGTGTTGCCTGTTCCACCGCCGCCGATCGTGATTGATGTGTTGGCTGTCAGATAAACGGTTTCTAGGACAATGCCACCAGAGCCACCGCCGGATGAACCGTTGATGTATGTTCCGCCACCTGAACCACCGCCAAAAGCCAATATGTCAAACAAGCCAACTTTTGTAATTGTTAGCGTGCCTGAACTTGTAAACGATGTCCAGTTGTAATTGACACCGCCAATCGTAACTGCGGTCACGCCTGTGCCACCGGTTGCCGTGCCATATCCGATTGCGTTATTTGCTACGGTCACAAGTTCATTCAGTTGTGCAGCTGTAAGAACTTGACCTGCCGTGAAGTCTGGAATTGTCATACCGAGTGCGCTCCTAAGTGTGTCGAGTTCTGCAGCCGTCAAAACCTGACCGGCGGTAAAGTTTGCAACGGGCATATCAAATCATCCTAAAACATTCGTGCTGTCAATCGTGCCATACGTGGCATCGTTCAATATCAGTTCATAAACGATCGTTGTCGGCGCGGTTGAGTACAGCACCCTGTGGCCTGTGCTGAAGTCCAGATAGTGCTCAATGCCTTCCACCGACAGTTCTTGCACCAATTGGGTTGTGCCGGCACCGCTCGGGAACGTCTTTTCTACGCTGATCGTGTCGCCAATATCTATGGTTGCCAGCGTGTCTTTTTGCGCTGTTGTCAGCATCAAAAACTTGGTTGCCACCGAGGTGTATCGAGGCTCTGGGTTTGGGTTGAGTAGATACTCGGCGGCGCTTTGTATCTCGCCAGCGGTGTACAAAAGGCTGTTTGTGATGCTGTTCGTTTGTATGAAATATGTGGCAATTGACGTAGCATCGCTAGCCGTGTAGGTCGTGCCGTCTAGCCCTGTCACAACTGCGCGGTTTACTACTGCGTCAGCTTCAAAACTGATGCCCACACCATCAAACTTGTAGCTCGTGCCATCATCATGGAAATCGGCTACAGGCGCGCTCAGGGTCGTGCCGACGCGATCTTGGAAGGTCAGCACCCCCGAACGTGACATAAACAAACGGCCAAACTCCGAGGTCTGGTTAATTTGTGCCAAATAACTAAGCACGTTTGTGCCGGCAGGAACGGTGTAGGCCGAGTCATGGCCAAGGTTCACGGTGCCTGTGGCAATATCTCGAGCGCCTGCAGGGAAATCAACTTCGGGGAGGTCTAGGACGGTTTCTATGCGTTCGCCTGATGTTTCAGCGGTGACATTCAATTCGTCTAAATAGGTTTGAGCGAGCAAGTAAAACTGGTCAGCGCAATAAACCGTCACGGTGTCCAAACCGCCGAGCGCAAAGTTGTAGTCATAGTTAACGACATAACCGCTAAACAATGATTCGGGCACATGGGTTGAGCTGTAACGGATGAGCTGCACGGCGCGCAACGGCGCTAAACCTGGCTTAGATTCGGCGGTGTCGTAATACGGGCTATTTTCGTCAAACGGGTTAAATATGCCGTCCACGTCTTGAATGGTGAACGTCATGGTGCCGGCGCTGAATTGGTCGCCCACGTCACGGCGACCGCGGCGCACCGTAATGTTTGTAGTCGAGTCCATTACATCAGCAAATTCGGTCGTGCCGTCCAGCACATAGGTTGTATTGTCCAACACACCTTTAGTTGCATCGTCAAGCACAAACGCGTCAACCTGAAAACCTGTAGCAATTTTCAGGTCATAGTTGCCCGAGTCAACTACAGCGGTGCCAGGCATTAGGCAACCTGTAACTGCAACGGCCCAGCGGAGCGTGAGTATGCGCGCAACGCGTTAACCACGCTTTCACCGATCTCTGCGCTAGTGGCAAGTCCGCCTGTCACGTTGATGGTTATGTCGCCGCCTGTACGCATGCGATCTAATGGCACTACGGCCTCTGGGCCTGCCTCACCGATTAGCGCAAGCGTAGGGCTAGACACAATGCCACCTTCAGCCATTCGAGGAATAGCAAAACGCCCTGTCGGTACTGGTGCAGGCGCAGGCGCGCTACCGCCAACCAAATTGCCAAGATCAGGCAAACCTTTAATAATATTTCCAGCCAAACCCGCCACCGGGCTAACGACCATACCGAGCAACTTTGCAGCCAAACCACCAACCTGATTAACACGGCTAACAGAATCCACAAGCTTGTTAAAAGCCAACGCCAAACCAATCACGCCAGCCGTGGCCAACACAAACGGGTTCGTTGCCATCGCCGCGTTAACTAAGAATATGGATGCAGCAATAGCGCCAATTGCGCCAGCAACCTTGACAAACAAATCAGGGTTATCTTGCGCCCATTGCGCCAAACCGTTAATTTTCGGCAACACCTTTTCTAATGCCGGCAACAATGCTGCACCGATTGACTCTTTAGTTTCGTTAAGGCTGTTAGTCAATATCTTCATTTGACCTGCAGCGGTCTCTGCGTTCTTTGCCGTAGCACCGCCAAACGTACCGCCGAGCACGTCCATAATTTCGTTCAGGCTTGCGCCTTCTTTGATCATCGTGGCCATCTCTGGGCTTAATGATCGCAACGCTTTAAAGTTACCTTGATATGCCTTTGCGAGCGCATCAGCAACCGTGCTTGAATCCATTTGCAAACTAGTTGCGATGTCCATAACCAGGTTCATGTCTTTCATGGCCATGTCAACATCTTTTGTACCGCGCACTAACGCCTCAAGGCTCTTGCGATACTCGGTATCAGCAATGCCCGATGCTCGAGACATTGCGCTAATCTGATCTTCAATCTGTGCGGTCTGCTTAGCGCCAGCACCCGTAACGTTCTGCAAAGTAAGCGCTAACGCCGCCTGCTCTTGCTGGTCTTCCATTGCCGCCTTGGTCGCGTCACCAAGCGCCACAGCCAAACCACCAAGCGCTGCAGCTGCCGGCACCGCGGCTTTCTTGATCGCGAATTGGGCTTTTTCTGATGTGGTTTCCAGTTGCTTAAATTGGGCAATAGCCTTTTTAATCCCTTTGCCGTCAAACTCTGAAATGATCGGTAATACAACAGCCATTACATCAATTCCTTAGATGTTGCGTCCATGACGCGCTTGACCAATTGTCCCATGCGCTCGTTGACATCCTCTTTGTTGCGTTCCCATGCTTTCCACATTACTCGCGACGGTTTGCCAAATTTGGCGTTAAGTCGAGAACCCATTACGCCCGTTTGCAAGAAATCAAACAATGCAGCGTCTGGGTTTTCCCAGCGCACCACAAAGGTTGCCAGATTGACGTTTTGGCCTGCGTATTCCTTAACTCGTTTTGTGTTAATTTTTGCGTTAATTCGCTGGTCAAATTGCCCCCACGGCAACAATTCAAAACCTGAACGTACTTTCCATTTTCGTTTCCAACCGCTTAAAGGTTCTTTTAACGGAATGGCTTGCAAGGCGTCATCTACGACACCTTGAGTCAAACGCTTATAATCTTTGGTAATTTCACGGCGTAATCTTTTGTCAATACGATTCAGCGTTTTTAAAGCGTCTTTAATGCCGGCAACCTGTATGTTCGCTTCAACCGCCATGACTACCTTCTTTTCTTGTTTGCCTCGTTAAGCACTTTAATGACCGTTGCTACGTCTCGAGCGTCAAACGTGATGTCGCTAGGCCACCAACCGACCGCGACCAGAATCTCTGCTAGTTGGCGGCGGTAGGTGCCGCGTCCGTAGGGTTTGGGTCGGTCTCATCCAATACCGGCACGATGTCGATGTCTGGGTTCTTGCTAATCCAATCACGCCAGTTGTCGCCGACCTGCTCGCCTTTCAGTTTCAAGATCGTGTGCATCCAACAGCAATAATCGCTATATAGCGGTTGTGTTGAGAGCTGTTGAATGTTGCGGCGCTCAAGTCGTTCCCACTCGGTAACTACAAACAAGTTTGTGTAGTAGTACTCGGGCGCGCTGTCAGGCGTGCGCTTTAACTGCAATTTGATTTTCATGTTGTCTCCTATGTCGGCTTGGAGCCGTGATTACGCGGTGGTATCTACGCTGTACACCCCGCCCTGTAGCTCGATGTCCCATTGACTTAGCTCTCCCAGGGTGGCATTGATGACAGGTATGCTTGAAAGATAGGTATTACTCAAAATGAATCCCGGATTCGTGCTTCCATCAGCTGCGTCATTTGGATTTACTTTTACTACGCACTTAGTGCCTAGCAATGCTGACAAAACTGCGTAGGACTCGCTTGATGCGTATGATGCAAAAACTGTCAACGTGAGTGAGTTGCTGTAAAGGCCTGCGGTCATGGTGCGCGATGTTGAGCCAAAGGCCGTGTCCTCAAGGGCTTCCGCGGTGACC